TTAAAATCCTTCTTCTACTAAGTCTTTCAATTTTTCTTTTATTATACTTGCTTTACTTTTATATAATAAATGCACCTCTCTATGGCATCTTTCACACAAACATATAAGATTATTAGTATCATATATTTTATCTTTACATTTCTTTACCTCTTCAATATGATGCACCAAATCAGCCTTCTTGATAGTTTTATTATCATAACATAACCTACATAAGTTCTTGTCTCTAACTCTAGCTTTATCTTTTGCTATTCTCCAATTCTTAGAACCATAAAACTCTTGATTATTTCTTTTCTCTGAATTATATTTTTTATTATATTTTTTATAATCATATATCTTTTTATTTGTCTTATTGTATCTTTTATAACATTCTTCACACATTTTCTTATCATAATCAATCTTTTTACCACATTTACAGATTCGTTTCATTGGCATATAGTTTCACCATAAACTTTCACTTTCAATTTATTTTGATATTCAACTAAATTATTAAAACTATCTATCATTAACCATAGTGGTGTTTCTTTATAGTCTAATCCATTTGCTCTATACTCTTTTTCCTCATTTAACATTTCATTATAATTCTTTTTCATTTCTTTTAATTTATCATCTTCAAAAGATATAATATATCTTTCTTTACATTTTCTGCATTTAAAGTATTTTATTTCTATATCATCAATGAAGTATGTTTTTATATCTTTTAAATTAACTTTAAAACTATGATTACACTTATCACATATAACTTTACTCATTTAATCACTCCTATCACAAAAACAAAAAGGACTATCTCAATATATTTAAAGAGATAATCCTTTTTTATTTTTTACAGTATATATTTCTGGTTCACAATAAATCTAATCTTACACTTTATATATTAGCATTTTGAAATTGTTTTGTATATGAACACTTATTGACATATCATTCTTATCATATAACTTTCTGTATTGATTGAATTATATTACTGTATACATTGAAATAACTATCTTGCATTTATTTAACTAATTAACATGTTATTTTATTATTCTATAAAAACATGACATTCAACTATTATATTAGAATTTATTTACTCCATCTATACCAAATAGAAATACAGATATTTTCCCACAAGCTAGGTTTATATCTCTATATACAGTTCTATTGTCTATATTTTCAGATGTAGCTATTTCTTTTATACTCCATTGCTTTTCATCTATGAATCTTTTATATATTATTCTATACTTTCTTTCTTCTAGTTCTCCATGCTGTTTACTATAAGCTTCATAAATATTTATCATCGTATTTATATGAGATATTATTATATTTGTACGTGATACACTATTACTTATACTTTCTACAAATAAGTTTTCTGTTATTTTAGTGTTTATTAATTCTTCTAATATCTCAATAGCATTTTCACTTACATTTGATACTTTAAAAATAGAATTATTAACATGTCTTTTAAAATCTTTATAATGTTTTAGTAATAACTTTGTATTTCTAAGTTTTCTATCATACGAATACTTAAGCTCTTCTTTTCTTCTATTTTCATATGTAGATATAGCCTTCTCTGCTGCTATATTTGTTACCTTTTCAATTAACATATCAATATTTATATTTTCAGTCCCTTCTCCTATTCCTTTTAGCATGCAATAACTTCCTTTCTACTCTTGTTCTCTAATTAATGTAATAGCTGTTATCAATCTAATATTATATATAGTTTTCTTTGTGTTTTGTAAAAACCACTCTATATAACTTCGATTTTCTTTGAAAACATAATATACTGTTTTATCTTTATATTTTCCGTTTTTAAAAGTAATTCTTTTTGCATCATCTATATTTATATATTTAAAATAAGCTAATAAATTTCGTGATATATGAGGATAAAATTCATTTAGTAAATATTTTATGCAGTTATAACTTCTAGTTCTTTCTGGTGACTGATTGTATTTTAATTGACTAACACCAATATTTGAAAAATCAAATTCTCTATTGCTTAAATTTCCTACATAATAAGCAATGCAATGTTCTAAATCAGTTTGCATTACATTATATATATACTCACCCGAATATTTTGAAAAACAAGGAAATTTAATATTTTTAGCTTTCTCTAGTGTATCAACTTTTTCTTCTTCTAACATTTTGAATTGTCTCTTTTCTTTAATATCCCAAATTAATTTATTTAAATATTCAAAGTTGTTCAAGTATTTACCAGCCCAAATATCAGCTTTTTCAAATCCTTTTTTAAAAGATTCAACTTCTTCTTTTAAAATAATCTCTTTTAAATACTCAATATATAAATAATATTTTTCATTAAGTTCTTTTTCCCCAGTTTCTAAAAACCTAATAAATATATCTTCTTTTTTTACTCTAAAAATAACTTTATTTTTAGTAGCTTTGTAATGAGTGTTGCTATCTCTTGTTCCTGTTCTTCTTGGATAACTTATACCTGCTGAATTTTCTATATCATATATAGGTATTTTTGTAGATTTAAAATTAAGATTCATTTAAACCAACCTCCTTAAATTTATTACTTATATATAACTCTACTTTTTTTATTTCTAAGCTCTATTCTTCCTATTATCTCAAAACCTGCTACCTTAGCCATTTTTTTAATTAATTCAATTAATATATTAGCTTCTTGTTTCTCTTTGTCAATTTTTCTTATAGCTTCATATGCTGTATTATCTAAGTATCCACTTTTATTATGTCTTATATCTACTCCATTTCTTGTGCTTCCATCTTTAGCCATTTTATGCATATATCAACACTCCCTTTTCCGTTTTTATCATTACATTCCATTGCATAGTCGCAAAATGTACCAGTTACATTACATTGAGAACAAACAAACTCTGCAAACTTTCTGATTTTCATATCTTTTAATATTTCAAAAATTGTTTTAGAAACTTTTCTTTCCTCTATTTCATCTTCTATTGTTGTAGATGGAAAATCAATTACATTTTCAATTTCTTCTGTTTCTTCAACCTCATTTTCATCTTCTTCAATTTTATAAGTTGTTGATACACTTATTTCACTTTTTTTCTCTTTTGACTTCTCTGTAACATCCTTGATGCTTAAGCTTCCTTTGCCTTGATATTCTTCAAATAAACTTCGTTGTTCAGCTTCTTCCAATCTTGATAATTCGTATGCTGTAGATACATTTATATTTTCTTTCTCAAACTCATTTTTAAAATTTGGCATTAACTTCTTAGATATGTTCTCTAGCCTTGCTATTTGACCAGCTGATGTATTTAACATTTTAGCAACTAAATCCCTAGTTTTACCTTTTATATCTTCTTCTGCTCTTAACTCTTCTAATAACTTCCTCATTTCTACTGCCTGTTTCATTTTTTCAAAATCTGTCAATTCTCTTGCAGTTGAATTAGTTGTTATTAATAATATTTTCGCTCTTATTCCAGTTATTTTTTCTACCATACAAGGCATCATTTCAAATTTTTCATTTTCTTTGTTTTCTTCTAATAACTTCAATACTGCTAATCTTCTTCTATGACCTGCTATTATTGTATATTTATTATCTTCGTTTTCTCTTACTAATAGATTTTGTTTTATTCCAAACATTTCTATAGACGATTTTAAATCTTCTATATCTTCAACTGAATAAAAATTATCTTCTGATGGTACTAAATCATAAACACTTATATTTTTTATTTCTGTTTTTTTATTTTTAATATTTTTATTGTTATTTTCTAGTTTTCTATTATTACTATTACTAATTGCTTCAAACATATTAAAAGCCATTTTACTTTTTCCTTTCTATGTGTCCAATTCGGACACATTTTTTATTCTATATTTAGATACTCATTAACTAACTTTTTATAGTCTATTGTCGCACCACATCTTTTGTTATATTTCATTATTGTTTTTTGATAAAATGTACTTTCAGCTACATTTTTATTTAATCTTATTACAGTTTCAAATACTTTGCAGATATTCTGTAGTAAAGTTATAAATTGATTATTTACATCATTGTTTTGATAATGCGTTATTATGCACCCTTTAAATTTTATTTTTTTATTTACATGTTTAGCATTTTCTATTTGTTCCAGCAATTCCTTTATTCCTTTAAGAGAAAAATTATCTGCTCTTACTGTTATAATTACTTCATCTGACGCTACTAGAGAATTGATTGTTACTATATCTACACTTGGTGCATTGTCAATTATGCAAAAATCATATTCATTTTTAACTTTTTCTAGTAATCTTTTTAATATACTAAATTTATCTCTATCACTATCAAATAACATTCTATCAGCTTGATATAAATACATATTGCTAGTTATAATATCTATATTTTTATTTTCAGTCTTACATATGTATTCATGTATATTTGCATTATCTTCAAGCAACATTTCTGCTGTACCTTTTCCTTTTTTTTCCTCAAATTTTGAGAAGTATTGTGATAAATTACCTTGTTTATCTGCATCTATTAACAGCACTCTTTTCTTATGTACTACAGATAAAATATCTGCCATGTTTGCACTTGTTATTGTTTTACCTGTACCACCTTTGAAGCTTAGAATAGATATGATTTTCATAGCTTTACCTCCATTTTTTTATTTTTAATTTTCTTTTATTGTCACTGGCATCAAATAACCTAAGATATGACCCTTCATAGAAATTCTTACTGGAGACTTTGAGTCTATTGCTTCAACTTTATCAAATTTATCAAATACTTTTACAAAGACTTCATCTAAATAAATTTCAAAATCTTCACATATATATTTATGATATACAATACCATGAACTGGTATATAATATTTTAAAACAACTTCTTGGTATCCAGTTTCTTTTATATCTCCAACTATTTTTTTAGCTTTTTCACTATTAAATAAGAACATTTTAGGATTTAATACCATTTCTTTTTTATCAATTATGAATATACAAATACCATCACTTAAATAATATTTATCCCCTTTTTCAATTAACATTCTTTGTCTACTTTTCTTAATACAGTCTATAAAATGATTTATAACTTTCTTTTGCATTTACTCAGCTCCCTACAATTATTTTTAGAAGCTTATTATATTCTTCTTCTTGTATAACTCCATTTATTTCTACTTTTTCTAAGTACTGTATAGCTTTTATTGTCGCTTCTAAATCTTCAACATTGTATAGTTCTACTATTTTACTTGCAAGCTGTATTATTTTGTCTCTATTAGCTAATAACATAATAATCAACCTTTTATTCTAAGAAACTTTTTAATTCTAGTTCCTCGATAATTTTTTCTATTTTTTTCTTTTTTCTAAACCTTTTCGTTCTCGCTTTTATAGCTTCAAGTCTAGTTATTTTATCATTTAGTGTCTTTTTAAATTTTAATTCTATTTCTTTAATTTTATTATTAAAAGTTTCTATTGTTTTTTTCAAAATTTCATTTTCTTCTTTTAATTTTTCTATTTCTTCTCTTAAAATTTCAGCTCCTGCTTCCATACCCTTTTTTATATTTTGTTCATTTTCATATCTAATTTTTAAAGACATTTTTTCTGTATGCAGTGCAGCATTTTTATTTTCTAAATCTGAAATTATTTTTTCTTTCCTTGAACATTTATCTTTTAATTCTTCTATTCTACTAATAGCTATTTCATATTCTGCTTTTATTTCATTAAAATCTTTTTTAGTATATAAGTTTAAAAACATTTTATCCCCTCACTTTTTTAATGCTATCATCTATTTCATTTTCAAATTTTTTTCTTAATAAGCTATAATTCTCATTTAATATTTTCTCGTCTTTAGTTATATAGTCTAAAAATAATACAGCTCCATTAAAAAATTTTATTTCAAATCTTTTTATATCTTCTTGTTTTACATATTGTCTACCAAAACAATTTTTCATATTTCTCCATACTAAAAATGGTATGAAGTAAAACTTATCTTGTATACCTATACAAACCCCTGTTATTGCTCCTATGTGGTAATACCTATCTAAAGTTTCTAGTTGCGAATTAGTTAAAACACTTCTTTTTATATTATCTTTAAGCGTGTATTTAGCTTCAAAGCATATACACATACCAGTCTTTAAAGCACCTTTGAAATCTGGTTGTGCATTAGCTATAAATCTACCTGTAAATTTCCCTGTCTTATCCTTGCTTAATACTCTAAATGGTTCTGGTGTTTTATCTATTTCAGCCCTATTATCATTTCTATAAATTATACAAGCTGAATTTATGTAATTCTCAAAGTGTTGACCTTGTGCATTAGCAACTTTATTTTTATATCTTTGTTGTAGTTTTTTATCATCCATATTTTATGCTCCTTTTTCCTATAAGGAATTTTATATTATAATTTATCGCTTAATTATTAATTAAACTAGATTACTTTATCTTTTTTAATTTCTTGGCATCTTAATAGCTTCTATTTTTTCACTGCAATCTTGAATTACTTTTTCTAGCATATTTATAACTTCTTTTTTTATATAATTTCTTTTATTTCTTTCGCTTCTTCTTTTGTACTAATTAACTCTTTGTATCTACAATATATTTCTTCTATTTTTTCAAATTCTTCATTAGTCATTTTTATCACCCCTTTTTTTGCCCCATGCATTTTCTTTTAACCAATCACTATAGGCTTCTTCACAATAAAGACTTTCACAATTAAATTTTATACTTTTGCATATATTACAAATCTCTTTAGAATACTTTTTATATGCTTTATTTTCTTTCATAGATATAAATTCTAGCATTTCTTTATTACTCATATTTTTAATATATTTTTTGAAGCTAACAATTTCAAAATAATTATGAATACACTTTTTATTTAATGTTTCAAGCTCTCTCTTAGCTTCTTTTTTAGTTCTATATACCTTTGCTCTATTTATATCCTTTGTTATGACAGGGTATAAGTCGTAGTTAAAAGTATGATTTTTCCCTGCATAGTAAGTGTCTTTTTCTCTTCTTTTATTAGATTCATCTTGGCATAAATCAGCTAGCATAAAGCCTTTTATTTTCTCTTTATTAGTCATTAGTTTTTGCCTTCCTTTTATCTGTAAATATCATTACTTGCCCACTTCCCCATCCGCAAATTTCTATTTTTTTATTATTCTCTTTACAATAAGATTCAACTTCTTTCATACTTATATTTTTTAATCTAAAATCCATAGCACTTATGAAATTACTCTTTTCTAGTAATTTTTCTATCTTACTTTTTTCTTCAAAAAAACTACATATACGACCATTTTTCTTTTCAACATTACAAGTATTATTATATTTACAGATTTTACAAATACGTTTCTCAACTTCAATACATATTGCTTCTATTTCTTTATTCATTTTCATTACCTTCTTTCTTTTCTTTTTTTCTTTTCTCATTCTTAAACTTGTTTTTACAAACATAAGAACAATATGTTTTTGAATATAAATTTGTTTCAAATTCTTTCTTACAACACTTACATACTCTTAAATACATATAATCACCTCATTTTAATCTTCGCATCTTTATGTATAAACTAACTCCTGTTATATCGTTATATGTAGCCTTGCATTCTGTAAATATATAGCCCTTGTATTGTTTTTCCCAAAACATTCTATTATCTAAATCATTTCTTACTATATCCATTACTTTTCTTTTACTGTATCGACTATCATTACAAACTTGAAAAGGTTTCTTTAAATTTCGAGAAGAACTCCATCGTTTTTTACCTTTTGGGTCTTTCATCAAATAATTGCATAGATTCTGCAATCCATATTCATTAGGTTGAAGCCTGTGTGTATTTATCCATCCAAGCTTTTCGCCTTCTTTTCTACCTTTTTGCTTTTTAGACCAAAGTTTTTCTATTATATCCCTATCTAATCCACCATTTATAATAATGTGGTGGTGAACTCTTTTAGTTCCATCTTTCTTTTCTCCAAATTCTGTTATAAGCATATATTTTACTGGTTCAAGCCCTTCTTTCTTTCTTTTATAATCAATCCTTCTTATATAGTTTCTAACTTCTTTTTCAGCTTCTTCTAATGTTTCTGGTAAAAATTCTGGTGCATATGTGGAATGTACAACTAAATCATTTTTAGTAAAGTTTGTATTAACTGATTGTGTAAAATACCTTTTAGCGTTCTTATCATTTAAATTCTTTTGTTTTGGTTTAGATATGTATTCTCTTTTACCTCTCTTACCTTTTGTTTGTACATCTGCTCTTGGTATTATATCTATCTCTAAATAATCATTACAATATATCTTTTTCTCTCTTATAAAACTCTTCATAGCAGTACCTCTTTAGTCTTTTATTAGCATCTATCTATTAGTATCTAGTGTTATATATTTGTATAGATACTTTATATCGTTACAATGTTAATACCTATTACAAGCTCGTTAATCGCTCCATTTTAGCGTGTTTATTGAACTCTGTTGTCTTATCTGCTATAATAAAGAGTAGATATGATTTTATAGCTTTGACAACAAAGTTATTTTGTGAAGTGTCTTATAACTGCGAATTATAAGACACTTTTTATTTATGTAATTTTTAAGTTCCAATTAAATTACTTCCTTTTCTAACTTTTTTTCTTTTTCAGCTTTCATTTCTTCCTCTGTTTTCTTTCTATATGTGTACTTTATTTCTAAATCTACATCAAAAAGTCTTTTTGCCATCATTTCTTTTGCTCTTGCATATCCTTTGCAAAATAAATCCATGTTCATTTTATTCTCAGTTTCAATTTTTTCGTATGGTTTTGACATATGCGTTCCCCCCATTTTTTAGTTTAATTACTTATTAAGATAATATTATTAGTTAACCCCATATTCTCCCATATATGCTATAATTTTCTTACTAGCTACATAGCTAAATTTTATTAGAAAGGGGAAAATTATGAGTTCAAATATAGACAACTTTCTCACCTCACTTAATTATCTAGCTTAAATAACTGATACATCTGAATCATTTGTAATATTTGCACCTTTCATTATGTAAAACATCTTAACTTTTTGCTCGTATGGCATTTTTACAATTTCTTTCATTAAATCATCACTATCAATTTTCTTACTAAGAAATTCATTTTTTACTCTTTCCTCTGCTTCAATCATTTTTTTTGTTTTATTATCAATAACTTTATTCATATTTCCAACCTCCTTCACTCGCTTTGTAAGTACATATTACCACTAGGCAAGTAATAAGTCAACACTTTATTAGCCTTTTCACTTGCTTTGTGAGTATCATTATGTTAATATCCTTAATAGGAGGCGATTTTATGAATGAAAGACTAAAGCAAATTAGAAGTCACTTCGGTATGAGTCAAGCCGAATTTAGCAAACATATACTTGTTGGTTCTTCAACATTGGCTATGTGGGAAATTGGTACAAGAACGCCAAAAGATATTCATATATCCAAAATTTGTTCTGAATTTGGTATAAGTGAAGAATGGTTTCGTAACGGAATTGGGGAAATGTTTATAGAAAATGATAATACAATAATATTTGAGCTTTCTAATAAATATAATCTTGATAATTTAGATGTAAAAATACTTGAAAGTTATCTGAAACTTTCTGGAGAACAAAGAAAAGCAATAAAAAAATATGTATACTCATTGGTTGACACAATCTTAGAAGATGACGAATTGTATCAAGATTACAGAAGTAAATATATAAATGAAAACAATAGTCATATGGTTGCAAGAAATGGCAATCCACAAAATGAAGAGGATTTAATAAAAATATATGATAATGCTGATAATTCTCTTAAAAAATAACTCCTATTTGAAAGGAATAAATTTTAAATGAATGAAAGGATAGCAATACTTAGAAGTTATTTAAACATGAATCAAAGAGACTTTAGTAACAAAATCAAAGTCTCTCAATCTACTTTAGCAATGTTTGAAACTGGACAAAGAATCCCCAAAAATATTCATATATCACAAATTTGTTCTGAATTTAATGTAAATGAAGATTGGATTAGGTTTGGCTCTGGTGATATGTTTATAAAAACAGATATAAATGAAAGACTTAAGCTTATTCGATTATATTTTAATCTTTCACAAAAGAATTTTGGGTCAAGACTTACAATAGCACAAAATTATCTATCAAATATTGAAAAAGGTTATAGAAATGTAACAGATAAAATTATTAAAATTACTTGTTTTGAATTTAATATTAATGAGGAATGGTTACGAACTGGAATAGGAAACATGTTTACAAAACAGGATGACATCCTTCAAAAAGTTGCAATAGAATATAACCTAGAAGAATCGGACATAGAGATATTTAGAAATTACTTAAAACTATCCAAAGAAGAAAGAAAAGTAATAAAAAAATATTTCTTTTCTTTTTCTGATAAAACAATTAATGAGGATTAGTGCAAACTTATTTAAGGCAATCAGCTTACAAATTTATTTTAGATAAAAAGATAATGACTTTACCCAGTTTGTCCCCTTGAAATTATCAGTAATTCTGATGATTTCAAGGTTTATACATATATAGAATTTTCAAGAGTAATAAAAAAAGACATTGATTTTATAATAGAAAAATATGATTGCCAAGGCTTCGCTTTTTGGAGTGAAAAAGATAGTAAACATATAATTTGTTATAATAGTGATTATTCTTTTTATTCTGTACATTGGACGCTTACTCATGAAATAGCTCACATAGTATTGGGGCACACTAAAAAGACAAGTATTGTAAAATTAAATTCTAGAAATAAATTACTTGAATTAGAAGCAGAAATTTTTACACAATATCTTCTATGTCCAGATATAATTTTGTTATATTGTAATATTACAAATATTTATGAAATTATGTATATATGTGGAGTTGATAAAAAAACAGCTTTAATTCAAAGTCATTATATAAAAAAAATAAAGCTTTCAAATTGTATAACTAACCTAGAAAACTTGATTAAAAAACAATTTTATAAATTTATAAAAAACTATTTAAAACATAGAAAAAAAGATACTTATTTCTAAATAAAAACACAAAATTATAGTATAAGAAAATCTAATACGTATTGATACGTATCAATATTTTTGTTATAATATAAATATAGTTAGAGAAAGGAGGAAATGATACTGTTGATTAATAATAAGTGGAGTAATAGTAACAATTTTCATGATAATAATAGCACACTAGATTATATAGAGGACTTTATCTATTGTATGAGTCATAGCAATAGTTTTAATGATATGATTTTTAAAGGTGGAATAACATTATTATGTGCCTTTAAAAAATATAATTATGGTAACAGAAGATTAACAAAAGATATAGATATACATGGAACTGATTACAATAAATGGCTTAATTTCAAAAAAGATATAATAGCTTGTTCTCAGTATAGTAGATTTAAAGTCATATATAAAGTTATAAAAGAAATAGCAACAAGTGAAGCTACTAAAAATGAAAGTGTAACTATAGGTGTTTATAGAGCTGCTGAATTAATTACTAGATTTAGTATAGATGTAAACTTTAAGTGGTCTACTTTAGACTCAGAGAAATATTCATTGGGTGGGTTAGTTACAATTAATGGATATACACCAGAATTAATATTAGTTGATAAGATACATGCTTGTGAAAGTAAACAGATTAATAGAAGGTTAAAAGATTTATTTGATATATATTCATTGAGTTACTTAAAAGGATATAATAGCAATGATTTAGTAAGATTGTATATAGACAAATATAAAAATATACCAGAAAAAATGTACATGTTCCAATTAGAGAATTTTAATACTTTAGAGCATGGATATAATAGATTAAGAGGTATTGAATCTAAGCCTGAGTTTGCAACTGTTTATAAAAGAGTAAGCAATTTTATAGTTCCAATACACACTTTTATAGCATCAAAATCAAATAAAAATTATGTTTGGAGGAATGATAGGTGGACTTTACAGGAGTAATAAGAAACTCTTTCAATAATGTTGTGCTATGTGGAGAATATGCAGGAAGCTTATTAGGAATAACTAATTTTCCAGACAATCATATAATAGCTCAATCTGCTTTTATAGATAAAGAGATTGATACAGATTATTTTACAGTATACCCTGTTAAAAATTTAGACTTATCTTATGTAGAAGAAGTTAGAAAAGGTGTTTGGATAACAAATCCTGCAAGAACAATTTGTGATATGATAAGGTATGATAGTGAGTATAGTTTTATTCAAGAAGCTTTAGACTATTACATTTTCTATAATGAGAATGAAAAAGAACATTATAATGAGGTACTTAATGTAGCTAGATATTACAATATAGAACAAAAAGTATTGGATGCTATAAGTTTTGCAAAATCTCATGATTATTATGAAGAAAATTAATATTTGTAACTAATTTTATAAAGGCGGTGAAAATATGTACAAAAATGAATATATATTTCCAGCAGTTATAGCAAAACATGATAAAGGTGACTATGAAGTTAATTTTTATGATTTTTCAAATATAATAACTTGTGGTGAGAACTTAGAAAAAGCTTTCCTTATGGCAGAGGATGCTTTAAAACTGGAATTATTTGATTTATATTCAGATGGTTTAGAAATTCCAAAACCTACCCAACTAAATAATATTAGTACTAAAGAAAATCAAACTGCTATATTGGTAAAAGTTAATTTAAAAGAAACAATAAAAGAATATGATAGTAAGTCAATTAAAAAAACTTTATCTATACCTTCGTGGCTAAATAAAGAAGCTGAAAAAAATAATATAAATTTTTCTCAGTTATTGCAAGAAGCTTTGAAAAATAAACTTAATATTAATTAATTCTATTTAATTGTGCCTAGTGAATTTATACTAGGCACTATACATAAGTTGGGAGGGTTTTATAATGGATAAAATAAAACGTGTTGCTCTTTATATACGTGTTAGTACAGAAGAACAAGTATTGCATGGAGATAGTATTAGAACACAAACAGAAGCTTTAGAACAATACTCAAAAGATAATAATTTTATTATAGTAGATAAATACATAGATGAAGGTTATTCTGCAACAAACTTAAAAAGACCTAATTTAAAACGCATGATTGAAGATGTTAAAAATAATAAAATAGATTTAGTTATGATAACTAAAATTGACAGATTAAGTCGTGGTGTCAAAAACTATTATAAAATAATGGAAACATTAGAAAAACATAAATGTGATTGGAAAACAATACTTGAAGATTATGATTCTTCGACTGCTGCTGGTAGATTACATATAAATATTATGCTTTCTGTTGCAGAAAATGAAGCAGCACAGACTTCTGAAAGAATTAAATTTGTTTTTCAAGATAAATTAAAACGTGGTGAAGTTATTACTGGTAGCGTTCCATTTGGATACAAAATAAAAGACAAACATTTAGTGATTAAAGAAGATGAAGCATCTATTGTAAGAGAAGCTTTCGACGCTTACCAAGATTTTTCATCTCTTGCAAAAACAATTCAACATATAAACACCAAGTTCAGCACTAAATACATGTTTAAATGGATGCCTAAAATGCTAAAAAATAAAATATACATAGGTATATATGAAAAAGGAGATTTAGTTGTAGAAAACTATTGTGAGCCAATTATAAGCAGAGAGCAGTTTAATTTCGTCCAAACTCTTCTAAAAAAGAATATACGATTTTCAGAGAATAAATTTAAGATGAATTATCTTTTTAGCGGAATGATAGTTTGTGGTAGTTGTGGCAGAAAAATGGGAGGTGTACATTCTAGAGGTGGTGCCAATAGACATTATCTTTATTATAGATGTCCACTCTCTTTCGCTACAAAACTTTGTGATAATAAGCCTTATCTAAACGAGAAAAAAGTTGAAGCTTTTTTATTGGAAAATGTGAAAAAAGAATTACAAAAGACAATATTAGAACATGAATCAAACAATAAAAAAAGACAGAAAAAAAATAATAATAAAAACTTAAGAAATAAGTTAGAAAAACAAATAGAAAAATTGCAAGATTTATATTTCGATGATTTAATAAATAAAGATACTTATAAATTTAAATATAAAAAGTTAAATGATGATTTATCAGAACTCAATAAAGCAGAAAATGAAGCAGAATCTGTTGAAAAAGATTTAAAATCAATGAAAATTTTTTTAGATACAAACTTTGAAGATAATTATTATGATATGAATTACTCAGAAAAAAGAACGCTTTGGACATCTGCAATTGATAGAATAGAGGTTCAAAAAAATGGTGAATTAGTAATTAAATTTTTGTGACTTTTTGTTGTACAAAAAGTCCTTCGCCATCTGGTAACATAATATCCAATACAATCAAATCAGGATTAATACTTTTAAATAATTCTAATCCTTCTTTTTTAGTTTTTGCAGTATATATATTATTAAGGCCCTCTTTTTTTAGGACAGTTTCTAAAAGCTTCAATATTTCTACTTCATCATCTATTATTAAAACACGATTTTCCATAAACAACCTCCTGTAATAATTTACATATATATTAGCATATATTTTATCTAAAATTCATTTATCTTATCTTTAATTAAACTAAAATATAAATAAAATTACTATTATTTTTAGTTAAAACCTTTTGCTTGATGTAAAATTTTCATATGTTATTTTAGTTAACACTATCATTAATATAATTGAGATTACTATAGAAAAAACTATCAAAATAATTGGTACATTATACTTAACCATTTGTTGGCTCATCATAATCCAATTTGGAGTCACTGACATAAATTTTATAGCTTTATCTGGTATAAAACCTACACTAAAGTATGGAATTGCCATTATCAATCCACCTAGTATAAATGGAATTACAGCCGATTTAAATATAGATGAAAGTGTTAAGCCTATTTGTGCAAATATAAAAGAAGCAAAAATAGTAGTCAATATAACAATTATATACATTTGTATTACTGTAAGATTTAAATTACTATTTCCAAAGTACCATAAGTTATGAATCGATTCATTTAAATTTTTAAAATCAAAAAAACTAAAACCTCTAATTCCTACTAACAATATAAAAGAAATATTAATAATAGATAAAATTAATCCATTAGCTACTAGTTTTGATAATACTACTGATTTTTTTCCCTTTTTAGTTGTATTTATTAAACCTGTCATATTAGAATCATATTCTTTAATGTAATTTCCAGAAGTTATTATAAACATTATAAAACCTATTAGAGGTATTGAGCCTTCTATCTTGTAAAATATATCTGCATAAGTATCTAAAACATCAAACTTTCTAATCAGAAAAAATCCAAAAAATATTAAAAACAGCCAAATTATCCAAACACTCTTTGATTTTAATATTTTTATCATTTCAGCTTTAACTAAATACATCAT